ACAAGCGTAGCCGCTCTTGCCTTTGCTACATCTGCTTTTGCTCAGGGTTACGCAGGTTTGTTCGGCTATGACGCTAAAGCTAATGTAACACCGCCCAGCGCTACGGCTACTATTATAGCTAATGCTTTTGGTGACGTAGATGCACAGGCTACTATAGCTATCACAGATGCTATTGCTTCTATTAGTATTACAGACTTAGTAGACGTAGACGCACAGGCTACTGTTATACCTGTAGCTGTTACGGCACAGTTTACTGCAGAAGCATTTCAGGATGTAGACGCTAAGGCTAATACAAATATAAGTGATGTATCTGCAGATATTACTGCTTCTGCTGTTGACTTTGACGCTAAAGCGAATATAACTAATGGTACTGTATCAGCATCCTTTAGTATCAATGACTTCTATGATGTAGATGCTCAAGCCAATATAACACCGCCTTCTGTCTCTGCTCTCTTTGAGTTAGACATTGACTTTGACGCTAAGGCTAATGTAACACCTAGTCCTGCTACAGCAGTTATCCTTACAGAGGGTTTGGCAGATGCAGATGCTCAAGCTCGTAGTTTCCTCCCTAGTGCTACACTGCAGACATTCGTATCTGAGTTTTCAGACGTAGATGCCCAAGCCACAGTAGTCCCTCTAGGTGTTTCAGCTACCCTACAAAACTCTCTTGCTGATCCTGTAGCAGTAAGGTTCCCGTATGACCCTGAAGCGTATGATCGTAGTCGTACACTGTACCTAATCGCTTATGACAACAACAGAACGTCACACGTACAAGCACAGAACAACACAGTCTATATCTTAGGCACAGACAACAATACTGTTGTATATATTACCCCAGAAGATTATACTGTATATATCCAGAAACAGAACGGTAGCAATACCGTATACATTGCAGCATAAGGACACATAATGTCTTACAAATGGCCCGACAAAGATAAAGATGAGATCATTGACTACAGCGTAGACTGGTCACGCTTTCTAGGCACGGACACTGTGTCTGCTGCTACCTGGTTTATTGATGATGCAGATGGTGTCAAAACACAGGTAAGTGATGCCTCTGTAGTGAATGGCCTGCAGTTTGTGACAGGGACTATCTCTGGTGCCGTAGCTACAGCACGTTTCTCTCTAGGTACAAACAATGTACGTTACACTGTAACATGTCGTATCACTACAAGTGGTGGCTTGCAGTATGAGCGTAGCATCTTCCTACGTGTCAAGGAGAAGTAAGACATGGCATATGATTATATCTCTCTAGTTAATGACGTTAACCGTAGACTCAACGAAGTAGAACTTACTACTGCTAACTTTAGTACAGCTACAGGTTACTACAGCTTTGCTAAGGATGCTGTTAATAGTGCTATTCGTCACATTAATCAGGAAGAGTTTGAGTGGCCTTGGAACCACGTAGAGGAAACAGAGGTGCTTGTCGCAGGTACAGCACGTTACAGTTACCCATACGATGCTAAGACCATCAATATGAACACATTCCGTATTAAGCGTGATAATGACTTAAATGTAAGTACACGTAAGTTAAACATCCTCTCATACGAAGAATATCTTGACAAGTATGCCGATTCTGAGTATAACTCTGACTCAACGACACGCACTACTCCTACTCACGTAGCACGTACACCTAGCCGAGAGCTTATCCTATATCCTACACCTGATAAAGCCTATGAGCTTGTGTATGAGTATTTCCATACAGGTTATGATCTAGAGAGTGCCTCAGATGTACCTAGCCTCCCAGAGCAGTACCGTTATGTGATAGTAGATGGTGCTATGTATTACGTTTATCAATTCCGTGGTGACATGCAGGCTGCACAGTTATCACTCAATAAGTTTGAACAAGGTATTAAACAACTTCGTAGTATTCACATCAACCGTACTGACTACCTACGAGATACAAGAGTGCATTACTAATGGCTACACAGTGGCAGACATTCCCTATTGAGTTTAGAGGTGGTCTTATCTCTAATCTTAGTCCGTTGCAACACGGTGCTAATGCTATTGGCTCAGCTACTATTCTGCAGAACCTAGAGCCTTCCAAGGAAGGTGGTTACACTAAGATCCGTGGCTATGAGAAGTTTGACTCTGCTGTTGTTCCTGGGTCTGGTAGCGTTCTTGGTGTTAAGGTAATTAACAACTCAGAAGTAATGGCTCTACGTAGCAATGGTTCTGTTAGTGTTGTACATCATAGCTCAGGCAGTGGTTGGACTAGCAAGCTTGTTATGGCCTCTAATGGTGGTAAAGCACGTTTTGATGATCTAAACTTTGGCGCTGGACATAAAGTTCTTATTGTAGACGGTGTAAACTACCCTGCTGTATTTGATGATGCTACTAACACTGTTACATCTATTACAGGTAGTGCAGAAGTACAGGGTGCAGATCACGTAGCTGTATTTAAGACTACTGTGTTTTACGCTAAGGGTACTATCCTGTACCACACTGCTCTTAACGAATATGATGGCTTTGGTGAGGGTAGTGGCGTTATCAACGTAGGGGATCAGATTACAGGTCTAGCTGTCTTCCGTGAACAGCTTATCATATTTAGCCGTAACGGAATTAAACGTCTTACAGGTACAAGTGTAGCTGACTGGGATGTAAAACCTATTACAGATCGTATTGGCTGTATTAATGGCGATACTATTCAAGAGGTTGGTGGTGATATTATGTATGCTGCACCTGATGGTCTACGCCTATTAAGTGCGACAGACCGTATTGGTGACTTTGGTTTGGATATTGCTTCTGATCCTATCTCAAAGAGTGCTTATACATTCCTGCAGTCTAGCTCTAACTTCTGCTCTCTAGTATTGGGTGAGAAAGCACAATATCGTATATTCTCTTATGTACCCTCTGAGCAGCGAGATACAGCTAAAGGCTTGATTGCTACTAAAAAGATTGCACAAGGTGGTAGTGGCTTTGAATGGGCTACAACTAAAGGCATCAAGGCTCATGTAGCTGACAGCAAGTACACAGAAGCATTTGATGAGACAACTATCTTTGCTAATGATGATGGTTATGTATATGAGCTAGACACAGGTTCAAGCTTTGACGGTGACATTATCGAGGCTATCTATGAGTCTCCTTACATGCCTATTACAGATCCACAGATACGTAAGACATTCTATAAAATGACTTTGTATGCTGAACCTAACGGTAATATGGAGTTAGATATTAACTTTAAGTTTGACTTCGGTACAGAGACAAACACAGGTTTAGTTCAGCCTAGCACTATTAACATTTCTAGCACAGGTAACTCTGTATTTATCTTTGGTGAGTCAGGCTCTGTATTTGGACAGCAAGACCCTAATGATGCTACACAGGTAGACACCACGTGGGTAGACTATGACCCAAACACTACCTATGCCACGTATGGCGGTGAGCTAGATAAAGTGTATGACAAGAACGTTATCGGCTCAGGTAAAACAGTAGCAATTCGTATTGAGGACAACTCCTCTAACCCTTCATTTACTCTAGATACTATTCTGCTAGAGTTCAGACAAAACGATAGACAGTAAGGACGTAACACATGGCAGGATATACACGTCAGGATACAGCTAACAACATTGCTAATGGTAACGTTATTGACGCTGATGACTTTGACTCAGAGTACAACGCTATTGAGAGTGCTTTTAACAGTACTTCTGGACACACGCATGATGGTTCTTCAGGTGAGGGTGCGCCTATCACTGTTGTAGGCCCAGCGCAGGACATTGTTGTTTCTGGTACTAAAGTAGAAGCTAAGACACATAACACGTATGATCTAGGCTCTGATGCAGTACGTTATAAGAACGTTTACTTAGAGGGTGTGCTAGACACAAACGGTACGCTTGATGTAGCAGGTAATACTACACTAGGCGGTACACTTGCTGTAACTGGCAATAGTACTGTTGGTGGTACTCTTGGTGTCACAGGTCTTATCACTGCTACAGGTGGTATTACGGGCGATGTCACAGGTAATGCAGACACGGCATCAGCATGGGAGATAGGTCGTACTATTACTCTCACAGGAGACGTAGCTGGTACTGTGTCAGGCATTGATGGTGGTGGTGACGTTAGCATTACAACTACAGTACAACCTAACTCTGTTGCTCTAGGTACAGACACTACAGGAGATTACGTAGAAAGCCTTGTAGGAGGTACGGGCGTTACTATTACGAATAACTCAGGTGAAGGTGCTACACCTACTATTGCTGTAGGTCAAGATGTAAGCACTACCTCCAATGTGACATTCAATAACATGATTGTCTCAGGCGATCTCACT